AACTCATCTTCTGTTTCACCAACCTCAACAGAATAACTGTTAGAAGTATCATTCTTCTTGTCAGTTACACAGAGTTGCATGGAACCATCGTGACCATAAAGGCACAGGTCAGGCAGCTGGTAGATACTGGCAGCACGTTGTAATTGCTGCAGAACAGCAGCATCCAAACGAAACTTCACATCAGAAGAGGGAATCTGAATTTCCTTCTCGGGAGGTTGGGTGATAATATCGGGGTCAGCATAGAAGAACCGAGTCTTAGAACGACCAGTAACATCGCTGACGGTTACAAAGTTAGTATTGCTAGTATCAATCTTAGGAGCGTCAAACAGAGACAGACCACCAAGAAATACACCCAAATCATAAATCGAAATCTGAGTGTCAAACTGTTCCTCAACATCAGCAATGGCAAGGATGTTC